ATGTGTAGTAGATATTCTAAAGACTATCAGTTATCTGAAACCATTTAATTCAGAAGTTTCTCTTACTATTGGTGATTATATTACTATAGAAGATAGTAGAGATGGTGTAAACAAAAAGGCTACGTTACCTAAAGTTTTGACACATGAAGGTATAGGTTTAATTGCTAGAATGATTAGTTTTGCTAATTCTTGGAACTATAATGATGTTACTTCAGCATTACCTACTTTTAGTAAAACAACCTTTGACACATGTGTACAGGTATTAGCATCGGACTTAGTTCCTGTTGCTAAATCATGTGAAGTTGTTGGAGTATCGAAGTACAAGTTTGATTTCAATAAAGATATGTTAACAATATCTAGCACGAAAACAGACGTGGAGAAATACGAAGGTGGTATAACACCACTTGATTATACAGGATGGGCTGAAGCCACTGTAGAGTTTACAGGAAACTTTCACAAGTTTCTTGATGGTTTAGTTAGAATATACATGAAAGACGATGCACCAATATTAATGGTGTGTGCGAATAGAATGTTATTAAAAGCCCCATATTTATCAGGATGATATTATGATTATAAATAGGTTAAAGGAAGGAATTGGTCTTAGGTGGCGTAATGACTCCGGTATTCGTCAAGAGTGTACTATATCTTTTGATGAGTACCAACCTTATTTTTATATCAAGTCTAGTGAAGAACAACCAACTCAACTTATCATTGGCGATAAATGGGGTAGGTTTCCGGTGGAACTTAGTTATCGTACAGGAGACTATTATAATTTAAACGGTGAACAATTAACTAAGGTTACTTGGACACCAAGTAATTCAAACCATACAAGAAAACTAAAGGATTGTTTTGAATATACATATGAAGCAGACGTTGCTTTTCACTATAGATTTTGTGTAGATGAATTAGAAGTCTTACCGGAATATAAACTCAATAAGTGGTATTGGGATATGGAATGGATACAAGGTGGTAATTATGATGGGGCTATTACTTGTATTTCATTATATGATTCTTATAGAGAAGAGTGTGAAGTGTTATGGTGGAGTCCACACAGTATAGAAGTTAAAGGCCACAAAAAACATTTTAATTCAGAAAAAGCAATGTTACATTATTTCATGAATATGATAGAAGAAGATGACCCTGATATGTTAATTTCTTGGTTTGGTTGGAAGTTCGATTTACCTAAACTGATAGAACGTTTAGTAGCGAATGATATAGATGTAAGAGACTTATCACCTTTCCAACAAGTAACAGGTATTAATTGGTCTACAAAAACATCTAGCATTAATATGAATAGTAACGTTGTTAATAACTATTCACCAATTAGTCAACCAATAAAAGGTAGAATTTGTGTACCATTAGATTTAGCATTTGAAAGACAGTGGAATGATTCACAAAGAGGAACATTACCATCAATGGCTTTAGATTATGTAGCAGAACTTACATTAGGAGAAAGAAAATTAGTTAGTGAGAAGTTTCCCGATAAGAACGAGTTCTTTACAAGAGGTTGGTTAGAAGATACTCAAACTTATTTAGACTATGCTAAAATAGATACAGAGTTATTAGTTAGAATTGATAATGAAATGTATATTACAGAATCTATTTTAGCATTACAAAGATTACTAATTGCTCCTTTTGATGCTTGTTTTTATGCAAGTAATATGGGAGGAATATACTTCATGAGAAATGCCACTTGGAAAGCCCCTACAGGAAAGAAAGGTGACAGGGTAGACTATGATGGTGCAATGGTCTATGACCCTCTCAGTGAGGCTACAAATGGTCTTCATCTAGGAGTTGCAGCATTTGATTTCGCAGGTCTATATCCAAGTATGATGATTGCTAGAAATATCTCTTGGGAAACTAAAACTGACGTACCAACTGAATTTGCAGTTAATATAAAAACACCAAAAGACTTCTCTGAAATTAAAGAAACAGAAATGCGATATTACAAAACAGACAAGTTGGGATTATTACCTAAAGCAGTATTAGAACTTAAACAATTAAGGAGTAAATATAAAAAATTAATGAAAGATTCTAAGTCTAAAGAAGAGTACAATAAATGGAATAGTAACCAATTAGCAGTAAAAAGATTATCTGCCTCCTTTTATGGTATCACTGCCTATCAGGGGTTCGGTTGGGCTGATGTTGATTTAGCGGCTAGTATAACTGCTAGTGCTAGAGAAGCAATCAGAGAAGCGGCATTTAAAGCGAGGGAATTATAATGGCTAAAACAGACCAAAGTAAACCAATAAGAAGAGAATGTGTAGTTTGTCATAAAGTATTTAGATTGGCAAAGCGAGATGTAAAACGTTGTGCCACTTGCTCACGTAAAGCAAGAGAAGCAGTTCAAAAAGCGAGGGAGGAAAAGAAATGAATAAGTTTAGATTAGCAAGTGTTAAACATGCAGAGTATGAAATCTATAAAGGAATGTTAGTCAATAAGCGTAACGAACCTATACAAAGAACAATGCAAAATATCTTTGATAGAGTAGTTCCAAAAGGAGATAAAGTTGCCTTGAAGAGATGGAATACTGCAATTAAAAATGTTAAACATCAGATGGAAAATAAAATGGAAAATAGAAAACAATATTTACCAAAGTATCATGTAGATGGAGATGAGTAATAATGGAAGTTCCTTGTATTGATTGCGATAAGTTATTTACTTTACGTGGCGGTACTAGTGGAAGTGCTACAAGAAGATGTGGCAAATGTTATTTAGAATGGCAAAGAGAAAGAAGGAGGAAAAAAAATGATAAGAAAATGTACTAAAAAAGGATGCGATAAACCAATGTTCATGCATGGTGAATGTTATCATTGTTATTTTGTAGCATGGGGTAATTGAAATGTTAATGTATAGTTTATCTGTAATAGGAGGATTTGCATTAGCGAAATGGGCAGTGCCTAGAGTACCTTCATTGAAAACAGAGAAGTATCATTTACATCATTGGATGTGGTCTTCAGTTATACTGTTAGGATTTATGTTTATTACCGTAACAGATATTACTATTGGTTTATTTACAGGTATTGCTTTACAAGGTTTAACTTACAAAAATTGGGGGATTAAAAGAAATGGTAGTTGAAACAGATTTATTATTATATGGTGCATGTTGTGCAGGTTTAGGATTTTTAATATGTGTAGGATATATCATAATTGAAAATCTAAAAGTAACATATACTATTATTCAAGATGGAGTTGACTGGCCTTGAAAGTAGTTTATGGACATACCGATTCTATTTATGTACAAATAGATAGTATAGAAGAATCTAAAAAAACATTAGATATCTTAAACAAACATGTTAGAGAAAGTTTTCCTAATCTTCTAAACTTAGAAGAACATCCTGTTGTTCTAGAATTTGAAAAGTATTTTCATAGTCTTGGTGTAGGTGTAACTAAGAATAGGAATGCAGGACTAATAACATGGAAAGATGGTAAAGACTTAGAAGAAATGGAATTTACTATGACAGGATTTACTGCAAAAAGAGTTTCTGAAACGAAGTTATCTAAAGAAGTACAACTTACTGTATTAAGAATGTGGGCAGAAAGTAAAACTGAAGAAGAGATTAGTTCTTATCTTAATGATAAATATTATGAAGTATTAAACGGAAATGTACCTTTATCAGAAATTACGAAAAGAAGTAGATATCGAGATGTTAGATTTCAAGTAGAATGTAAAACATGTAAGAAAAATTCTAATCTTAATACATTAGTAATGTCTCCTTGTTGTAGTTTGCCTAAATTGACAACTGTAGAGGGTAAAAATGTTACAGTGGGGGCAGGTATTGCAGGAATATTATTTTACAATAACTTACCAAACAATACTGCTATTACTGATTCTTACTTATATTGTAAAATAAAAGAGAATAGTAATAACACATTTATTCATCCTGTAACACAACAGAGTATTGTGACAACATGGTACTCTGCTAACAACGAAAAAGAAATAGAACTATTTCTGAAATCTTCACGTAGTTCTATTGATTGGTTTTATTATGCCAATACTGTAGTGAAGAAAGCAGAACCCGTTTATTTAGCAATGGGTTGGTCAACTGCAAATATAACAAAAGATAAAAAACAAAAAGATTTAGAGGAATGGTTTTAATGGCAAGAAGTAGTAATACAAATGAATATACATATCAATGGGTAGCAGATACATATGGTGATGAAGATTTACCAATATTAAAAATAACTAAATCATCATTCGGTTCTTTCCAATGGTGTCCTAAAAAATATCAATTTTCATATATCGAGAGATTACCTCAAGATACAACTGAAGCAATGTATAAGGGTACTATTATTCATAATGCTAGAGAAGCATTCTTTGATGATTTTGATATTGCTAAAGCAGAAGATATGTCTCATTCAGAATTAATTAATTATTGTCTTAGTCTACATCCTATAGATGACTATACGGAGATGTATGAAACTATGGCTATCTTTGAGGCTAATAGATTTATAGAAGCCAAAGAACAAGATATGTTAGACGATTTTATTCCTGTTGTTAATGAAGTATTATTAGATGCTAAGATTACTGTAGGTCAATATGATAACCCAAAGTATATACTTAAGAGAGATTACACTGTACATCTTCAGGGTATTATTGACCGTATGTTTTATGAAGATGGTTCTTATATTCCTATGGAGTTAAAGACAGGTCTTTGGAAAGATTATAAAACTACAATGATGAGAAAGGAAATGGCCTTTTACAAATTACTATTCGAGAATGCTTCTGATGAATTATTAGAAAGTACAAACCTAGATAGAAATATCCCGATTACACATTGGGGATGGTATTATCCAGCATCCAATTATTTACATATGGAAAAGATGAAACCTAGTAGTGTTACATCAGTAAAGAAAGGAATAGCAGAATTGATATACGCATATGAACACGGTGTATTCCCAACTAAATACTTTGCACGAACATGTGCTTCTTGTAGTTTCTTTGGAATATGTGATGCTGCTAATACGGAGAGTTGGTTATGAGAATAATATCTAGAATAATATCTAGTACAAAATTATGGAGAAATAAAAATGATAGAAGAAAAAATTAAAAAATTATTAAAAGAAAGAAAATGGACATTTGCAGACTTTCAAGATATGCAAGGAATAATTGATGAGTTTCAGTTAAAACTACAGGATTCAATGACGATAGGAGAACAGTTAGAATTTATATTTAACAAATCTATTTATGCTCAGGATTCTATAGAAGTTAGTGAACAAATCATAAATAATGAAAAGGTTAGTATAAACCCACCACTAATGGTAAATATTATTCCTGATAGATGGGATTTTCAAGATATATTTTCTAGAACAGTCTCAGAACACTTAGATGTAACAATAGCAAATGTACTGAAAGAAGAATTAATGAATGCAAATATAAATTTCAATAAGGAGGTTGAGAATAATGAAGTTTCCAAGAACAGTTTGGTCGGGAAGTCATCTAAAGGGAGCAAGACAGTTCCCAAGAAGAGTGATGCACTCAAAAAGTGAATTTATTGAATGGTTTAATTTACACAATGGTATAATGAATTGTTATACTACTGTGTATGATTTTGCAGAATATTCGGAGTCAATACAATTAGACCATAGTGTAATATTAGACAGGATGTTTTTAGATTTTGATGCTCATGATAAACCTTTGATAGAAGCATACAATGATTATGACAAGTTAAGAGATTATTATATTGACCAAGAAATTAAGTTTGATTCTTTCTTTAGTGGAAAGGGTTTTCATATGATAGTCTATGGTGAAGTTGTAGATGATATCAGACGCATTCAACAGTATTATACCAAGATGGCTATTGATTATCCTACCCTTGATAGAACAGGTATACAAACTAAAAGACTTCGTAGATTACCTAATTCGTTGAATCTAAGTAGTGATGGATATTTCTGTATTCCATTAGATAAAAAGTATGACTTAGCAACAATACTAAAGTTAGCCAAAAAACCACACTTAGTTTCTTCTAGAATAGAAGGTGGATTAATACAATGGCCTATGGTAAAGTCGATAGAACTCTCTGATGTAGAAGTAGAAATACCAAAGCCTATTGGTAGATTACCACTGTTACCTTGTTTACACAATGCTATCACTGTTGAAAATCCTAGTCATTATGCTAGAGTGTATTTGATTCAATGGTATAGAGATTTATTATCGCTAGGTGATAGACATATTAGTATCCAAAAACAAGAAGAAATCATTGAAGCAATTATGACAGAGTTAGAATTAATTGCAACAGGAGAAGAGATTTGGTTAGATTGGGATGCTACTAAAACTAGAGGATATGTGTCGGGTATTGTTAGAAAAGGATACAATGCGGCAGGTTGTAAATCTGTACTGATACCACAGGGATATTGTGTAGGTAAATGTTGGAGGTATCATGAATGAATGAAAGAGATAGACTAAAAGAAGCAAAATCAATTATCAAAAAGAAGAGAAGTATTGAAGATGAATTATGTGATATGTTTACAATAAAGCAACTTTGCACTCTTTTGAATATACCTGAAAAAGATGGATGGCAAAATAGAGTCGGAATCAGTAAAACAAAGTTAGCAAGGGCATTAGTGTTAAAGTGGAGGGTTACAGATGAAACTAATAATAGATAGTAGAGAAGATTCAGAACTAACTAACGAAGTTCTATTAAAATGTAAAGAAATGAATATACCTGTTACAAAGGAATGGTTAGAAATAGGAGACTATACATTCAATGATGTATGTTTTGAAGCCAAGTCAGCATATGACTTTTTATTATCAGTTCTAAATAAAAGACTTTGGAATCAACTAGATAATATGGATAGAGCATTTAATAATAATTTAGTTATTGTTTATGGGTCTTTCCAAGATGCTTACAAAGAATATAGACAATATGGTAAATCACCATATGGTATGATTAAAAATAAATTCTATGGAGCAATGGGTAAAATAATATTAGATTTAGATTGTAATATTTTATTTGTACCTAACGAAAAGATTGCGGCACAATTGATTGCCGTAGTTTGTAAAATGCAACCTATCAATCGAGATGTATATAATCCTCGTTTAATTAAACAACGTAAGATAAGTACATCTGATTTAAGGGTTGATGTATTAATGACTGTAAAAGGCATTAGTGAAAAGAAAGCCAAACTCTTGATAAAAGAATTTGGTTCTATTATGGAAATAGGAGAAGCAGAACCATCAGAGATTGCTATGTTAGATGGTTTTGGTAAAGTATTAGCACAAAGACTTTCAGAGGTATTAAACTCGGAAGAAAAACAGGTGATATAAATGGATAATAATGATAATGATTATATTGAAGCAGAAAAAGACAGACTATATTTTGAGCAGTTATATGACTCAAACCCAATACTTAGTTTAAAAGATAGAGCAACACCAAACAGAAGTAATCTACCAAAGGTAGTTGAGGCTTATGTTAAGAGTGCTACAGAAGTATCAAAATACAATGAAGTACCATCAGCAGTATCTTTCTATGTGTTATTAGGACAGATATGTAAAGATATGGTAGCCATACCTAGTGGTAGAAGAATAGATGATACAAGAGTACACTTCATTTGGATGCAGACTTCAGGAACAGGTAAATCAACATTGTATGACTTTTTTGGACCTGTCTCTGATTTATCTTTTGAATTAATCAACAAAAAACACAAAACAAATTTTGATGTCTTTTCAATTAAAGATACTACTGATGCTGCATTAGTAGGTTCTATGGGAGAAGAGTTTGTTGAAGAAACAGATGATGAGGGTAATGTAAGAAATATCAAACAACCTGTACAAATAATGGGAGCATTAGAAGGTGCAGGATTAGCCGCATACGATGAGTTTGAGTATTCAGGTGTCTTTAAACAAAGTCAACATAAAGAAAATGTAATTATGTATTTGAACACATTCATGAATTCTTTACATGGTGAGAATTGGATTATCACTAAGAAGTTAAAGGATGGAGATACTATTGAATGTAGATGTCAAAGGTCTACCTTTGCCACTACATATATTCCAACTATGCTTACAACAGTTATTGCAGAAAAAGGAGTTATGCAAAGAACATTAATCTACATTAGAGAAGTACCTCAACATATTCAAGACGAATTGAGAGATGCTATTATTGACGAAGTTGGTACAATTATTAACAGAGACTTACCAATTAGTAAATTCGCTAATAATTTTCTTTTGATGTATGAAACATTAAAACAACACTTCGATGCAGGGGATGGTAATCCCTTGAATACAATTAAATTTGGTAGAGGTATTACTGATGCTATCAAGAATGAATCATGGAAAATGAGAAACTATGTTGCTAGTAGTAGACCTGAAGTGTTTGGTATTGCTAGTAACTTTATTACTAGACTAAATGGCACTATGGTAAAGATGGCAGTTTTATCTTGTATCGCTGAAGCACCTAGTTTAAACAAAGACCAAAGATTTATTGTAACTGAAAGGCACGTAAGACAAGCATCGTTTTTAGTTAGACAATGTTATAAATCATTGGTATCATGGCTTGACACCGCATTGAAGGTTAAGCAGACTAGTTTAGAAGACAAAGCGAACATGAATACATTTAGAGAATTATATTTTAAAATGAAAAAGAAGGATGATGATTACGTGAATAAAACGGCATTATTAGAGGAAGTTAGAAAAACTACCCACAAGGCTCAACCAAGTGTATACCGTTGGTATCGAGACATCAAACATAATTTTGAAGAAAAGAAAATAGGAAGAAGCGTATACATAAAAATAAAAGGAAGTGAAAACGAATGACAGATATATATGAACACCAATACTTAGTATTTAGCGTTGGAGATGGACCAAGAGTAATAAATGAAGCATTAAATGCATCCGGCAGAGAAGGTTGGCAATTGTCAACAATGATTACTGTAGGAAATGGAGAACACATAGTCGCATGGATGACTAAATGTAATACTATTCATGCTCCTGACCCTGCTAAATCTAAAGAAAGTGAAATAGCCGCACTTTGGTCTTCTAGTGATGAAGAAACAAAACCCAAAAGCGGTGGCAAAAAATGAGTGTAATGGCTATTGACATAGAAACCAAAAACTTCGCACATGAAATTGGTGGTTGGAATAACACACATATGTTTCAAGTTTCTACAGTA